TCAAACGATACATCTAACGGGATAAGCGTTGATGATTTGTTTGCGGCTTTGGGTACACTTCAAGCAGAAGCCGCACCGGCTCCGTATTCAATGGTTCACAATCCAAGAGCTATATACGGAACTTATGGATTATCAAATGATCTAGTTACTTCTAATCAATTCGGTGGATCACCTTCCTCGCAAGATGATATGTTAAAAACCGGGTTCATTGGTGCATTAGCCGGAATGGATATTTATTCATCACCAGAGATTGCTATTGCTTCAAACAATGCAATCGGTGCAGTATTCTCAAAGATGGCTATCGGATTTGGATATGCTGGTGATCTTATGAGGATGGAAGTTGAGCGTGATGCGGTTAGACTTAAAACCGATTATGTAGGTAGCATTTTCTGCGGATCTGTAGAATTAGCTGATACATATGGAGTTGAGCTAACTCACAAAGTAACTTAATAAGTTAAATAAGTTGGGGGAGGTTTTTGCCTCCCCTAACGGATAAAATTATGGCGATAAGTAATAATAGAATTTTAAAGGAATATTTTGCAGACCTTGCCGGTGTAGATGCTAATGCTCTCTCTTTCAATGGGTGCGTTAGAGCCGGACTTGAGGAAGCTGGATATTCGGGATCAATCTCTTCAATGCTTCGAGCTTGGGCGAATGCAACTGCCGGAACAAGCAACGCATCCGTTAATTCAGCTTTGAAATTAGCCTTTGCAAGTGCGGCAGGATCAACCCAATCTAGTTTATCTGGATTAGTTGGAGACTTTGCCGGGGAGAGTGCTAATTGGGAATCTTCCTTACAGGCTTATGAAGATGAAGCAAGGAAGTGGAATCTATTAAATAACCCGTAGTAGTTGACTACGAAACTTTAATCAAGGAAAGGATTAAAAAATGGCAAGTTTAACAGGAGCAAGTATAGCAAGTAGCTATACATCACTATTAAAATTAAACGGCAATACAGATAGTCTTGTAGCAGGTAATAATACTAACGCTATTCAAGTAGTTGATGGAGATGGTACTGGATCAGCTTTATATTTAAATACAGATAGAGTGGGTGTAGGCGGTCAACCAGTAGGTAAGGTACTTATTCACGATACTTCAGATGCTACTGACGATGCAGGGATGGATAAATTTGCAATTAATATTTTGAACCAAGCAGATGATAATAATGAAGAGCTTGGTATTGGTTTTAGAATATCCTCAACTGCTCCAAGTTCAAGCATTAGTCCCGGTGGTGCAATTACATTTGAAAGGACAGCTTCTGCATCACGTGGGGCACTACACTTTAAAACTAAAGGCAGTACAGGTGCTCTTGATTTAGATACTAGAATGAGTATTGCATCAGATGGAGCGGTGTCTGTTGTAGGTGCTTTATCTAAAGGTAGTGGATCTTTTAAAATAGATCATCCATTAGAATCAAAAAAAGACACACATCATTTAGTTCATTCTTTTGTTGAAGCACCTCAAGCTGATAATATCTACAGAGGCAAGGTAAACTTATCAAAAGGAGCTGCAACGATTAATATTGACGAAGTTGCAGGAATGACAGATGGCACTTTTGTTGCATTAAATACAGATGTCCAATGTTTTACGTCTAATGAGTCAGATTGGGATGCAGTTAAAGGCTCTGTTAGTAGCAATATCCTTACTATCACTTGTCAAAATGAAAATTCAACTGCTACTATATCTTGGCTTGTAGTAGGTGAAAGGCAGGATAAACATATGATTGAGACAAGTTGGACGGATGACAATGGAAAGGTAATAGTTGAACCTTTAAAAGTACAAGAATCAAGCAATAGTACAGAAGAAAAAGATCCTAGCGAGTAGAGGTAAATAATAAAGAATTAATAATGAACGAACAAGATAGAATAAAAGAGCTTAAATCAAGACTTGCTTTACTTCAAAGAGAGATAAGTGAAGTTCAGTTTCTTATAAATGGATATGAAAATGCTATAAAAGAAGCAAAGGCGAAAGATGGCAAGGGATGATTATCGGCACGGAAGGCTACGGGAAAACGCAAAGAAAGAAGCTAGGTATTATATTTTGATTTACGTTTTGTTTTTAATGTCAATCTTTATTTTAACGCTTCTTTCAAGTTGCAAATCCGGAACTATTTTAGAACCGCAAGTTTATCCGGACTCAATCCGATACGCTTCTGTATTTAATGAAATTATTGATATAGATTCTTCTGTTCATTGGTACTCAAGAGTATATGAGGGAAGCGGCTGGTGTTATTATCACCATAGATATGAAGAGATTAAGATTGTACGAAGATAAGGAGATTGGATTTTGGCTTGGAGTATTCGGATTTGTTTGGATATTTACTTTGGTTGTTAGATGGCTAATGGGTCTATAAATGGAAAACCTCAAACCGCTAGAAGCATACGAGGCGATGTCATTGATGACAATCTCTCCCTTAACATTAATATTAAGTGGCTTTGTCAGTTATTGGTACTTGTGGGCGGACTTCTTTACGGAGCTTGGAGGGTGGAGAATCGCATCACAATATTGGAACAAAGGATGGCAGAAGCTAATGATCAAATATCCGATCTTGTTCAAAAGCATATATCTGAAGAGCGTGTTCGATTTGAAAGGATGGAGGAAGAATTAAATTGGTATCAAAAAGAATTAAATCTAAATCCATTATCTTGGCGAAAAAAGAAAAGAAAGAAATGAATTGGATTGTTAGTACATCATATAATTTAGTAGCGAGGTACACTTATAAATAATGGAGCAATTTTTAGCAGTTTATTCGGAAGCCGGGATGATCGGAGTAGTTGGAGCTATGTTCGTTTTTATGGTCTATCAAAATGCTAAAAGAGCCGAGCAACAGGGCGAAGCTATCCAAGAACTTAAAATTGAAAACAAAGGTCAATCAGAAACATTGGAAAATTTAGAAAGTATCGTTTTAAAAATGCTAGATCGTTGGAATAAATCAGATGAAACTTCTTTGCGGCACAGGGAAGATATTACCAAAGAACTTAACGAGTTAAGCGATAAGGTAAGTTATATGTCCGGAAGGATAAACGGAGGAAACTCTAGATAATGGATAGTTTAAAAGTATCTGGTACGAGCTTGGGAAGTATGGGAATTGTATTTATGGATTTATTACCTTACTTCATTGGCTTAACTATCGGAATTATGAATATTATTTACTTGTATTATAAAATAAAAAAAATCAAGGAGTCGTAAATGGATTTCAAAAAGATGTTGCTCGACAAAGCTATGGATTCTGTAAAAGCTATGGCAGATGAACAAGCAAAGGGAGCAGAAGAGATGTTAATTCAATATATCCAATCAAAAGAAGTTGAAGAAAGATTAGCTGAAAAAATGGATAAGGCGATAAACGTTCCTTTCGTATCAGATCAAAAAGAAGAGCCAATGTTTAGGGAGTTAGCTGATATAATGACCGATATACTAGCTGGAGCGATTAGAATGATAAGAAAGAGCCGATAATGCCAAAAAGTATGTATAAGTCAAAAAAAAGGCGGTCTAAAAAGCCGAAAATCAAGAGAAAATTAAAAAGGCGAAGGTAAGTATGCCTGTTCCGCCAAAGAGAGTCCAAGACGTAGCGAGGAGAGCATTGGAGAGAAGAAGGAAAGCACCAAAATCAAAAAAGGGAGGAACTCAAGTTGGTATCTCTAGAGCAAGAGATTTATCAAGAGGTGCTAATATTAGTATGAGTTCAATCAGAAGGATGGTTTCTTTTTTTGCTCGGCACGATACTCCGGCAGAAAGAAGGAATCGAAAAGAGCCTATTTCTAGAGCTTCTATTTCTTGGGATTTATGGGGAGGCGATCCCGGTAGAAAGTGGGCGGAGTCAATAATTAGGAGATTGAGTTAATGTATAAATTCGGGAAAAGATCAAGAGAAAGGCTAAAGGGAGTTGATTCTAGAATCGTTAATGTTCTCAACGAATTAATTAAATTAATGGATGTTACTATTATTGAAGGTTTAAGATCTGCTGAAAGACAAGAAGAATTATTAGCAAAGGGATCAACTAAAGTTAAATACTCGAAGCATATGGAAGGGAAGGCGGTTGATTTAGCACCTTACCCGATAGATTGGAAAGATAGAGATAGATTTCATTATATGGGCGGTATGGTTCGAGGTATAGCCAAACAATTAGGATACTCTATTCGTTGGGGTGGTGATTGGGATAGTGATGGCGAGGTTAAGGATAATGGATTTGATGATCTAGTGCATATAGAGTTGAGGGATTAATTGTTTGTATACTGCAAGATAAAAGATATTATTTGTGGATTCTGTGGAGAGTCTAATAACATCACTTATTGCGGACTAGCTACCAATGAGAATAGAATTGATTATATGAAATTCTGCCCTAAAAAAAGGAAAAAAAGATGAAAAATAGATTTCAAAAAGCTATGAACAATGATTTTAAAGATGATGGAACATTTAATAATATAAATGAAAGTATTAGGTTAGCTAAAGAATTAAAAGTTTATGATACTATAAATCCAACCGGCAAACAAATAAGTCTAATGAGTGAAATCATTAGTCGCTTGAAAGTATCTGATGAGTTGGAAATAATGGAAATTCAAGATATTAAACCAATTGGGAGGGTTGAAGCGTGAGTACATACGAATCAAATTTATGCGATCTGAATGATGTTTTATTTGTATTGCCAGAAGCATCTAAATACAATCAACGATCTCTATTATCACCGAATTGGGTAGCAAGCGGAACATCGAATCTTTACAATCTATATTCTCCCGGATATATTTCAAGCGATGCGGTACTCTATAAGGATGGTGAAGATTTAGGAGTGGAAGCTGGATCACAACCTTCAAGCGATGGAGAATGGAGATATACAGATAATTTAATTCAGTATTTTGAAGCAAGTACAAATGTTAGCCAATTAAATGGATCAATTTGGGAGATAGGGCAAGATACAGATACACTAATCACTAACACAATAATCCCAAGAGCTTCCGATATGATTAGAAGTATGACTCAACAACCTATCTATCCACGAAAGGGAGTCGGCATAGCAAGCAAAACCGGACACGATTATCCGGAAGTAATTGTAATGGCTACCGCTTTTCAAGCCGCTAGTTTGATCGTTGGAGTTTATGATTCAGATTTAAGGGATGAATTATCGAATCAAGTTATGAATATTGATGATACGGGGATAATTGATAGAATTAGAAACGGATCAATATCTCTTTATCAGCATAATGATCTAGCTTTAAATAAAGGAATTGTAAGGAAGAAATCTGTTAATGCTAATTCAACCGCTGATATTGTAGATGTCCGGGGTAGATGTTCAGTTGAATATGATCTTATAGAAATTAAAATTGATAGTGGTGGAACGCTAACAAGAGGAACGGATAATACTTCGATAACATATACTACTAAAGGAATATCATCAGCCGGATTACAAACTTCAACCCTAGTATCTGAACAAATTATTAGCGGTGGGTATGATTCTATCGGAAGAGGTTTAGAGGTTAGATTTTCATACGGAGTTCTAAATACAAATGACTCTTTTGAAGTAGAGTGTTCCGGTATCATAGAAGCACAAGCTACACCGGTAAAAATGGTTAGGGCGGAACGAGTATGATTGATTATACCAATCAAATTCATAAGGCGATTGATAAAGTTGCTTCTGTTATTACAAAAGAGATTACGGGAGTTCCGATGTCCTTTGATGAGAATAGAGGTAATTCTTCATTCTTTTTGCAACCGGTAGCGGATGATATTGTTGATCGTTTTGCAACAACTGCAATCCGCCAATATACTTTATTGTTAGTTTATGAGATTACAACCGGAGGGCAATATTCAGAGAATGTATTTAAGCAAGTTTCAAATATCGCTGAAAGGGTAAAAGTAATTTTTTCAAGTCCGCAAAGTTCAACTGAAAATGAATATTTCAACGGAGTTTGTGAATCTGTTGAATATGAGAGAGAAGATGATAAGGCAAGAGCGAATATAACCTTAACTATTCAAAGGCTAGAAATATGAAAATAAAAATTAAAAAAGATTGTCAAATTCCGGATAGATCCGGTTGGTGTTTTTGGAATTATGGCACAGATGAAGATTTGATCGAAAAGATCAATAAAGGGAAGATTGTGGAGGTTGATAAGATACCGCCAAAGGCTTTTAATTATGTAACAGAACAAAAAAAGAAAAAAAAGGATTAGATTATGGCTATCTCGGGAACAAGTTACGATCCTAAACTATTTCAATTTTTAGTAGCAGAGCAAGATGATTACGGAACTATAAATCCGGGTTCAAGTGGATCACCGGATAACGATTATATTGCTCTAGATGTTGATAGTATTGGATCACCAAATTTAGGAATAAATCAAACTTTAGATGTTAGAAGTGGATCAAGGGTGTTACTTGATACCAACTTTTTTCAAGATAATATAACTGCGGTAAAAGAAATTAGCGTTTCTGGAACTGCAACTACTGAAGGACTCGATTTATTATTATCGCATTTAACTTTAGATACTTCTGCACCTTATGCAATCGCTTCAAATGTTGCAACGAGTAGCTATGGAGTTGGAACTACGAATCAAACATCAAATCAAATTTTATCTATCGTAATGAAATCCCCGGCAACTGATTCCGATCTTGCTTTTAAAGATTGTTTCTTAACTAGCCTTTCGCTTTCGGGAGATGCTGGAACTGAAGGCGGCAGAGTTAAATTCTCGGCAACTTTTCAATCGGGAACAAAGCCAGCATCGGGAGAACTTACGATTGCATCAATTTCAGCAGATCAAGCAATTACCGGGAATGATTATTTTATGAGTTCTTGGGATGCAGATGATCGTATTATCGCTGGAGTTGCTAATGCGGTTCTATCATCATTTAACTTAACAATTGATAATCCAATTGCTTTTAGTGGTATAACTTCAACCGGGTATGAAGTAGCAACAAGAAGCGGAGAAGTTTCTTCTTCTGCAAGTTTTTCTTGTTTGTATGATAATAACTTCCTTGATATGTTTGAGAGGTTCAACACAACTCAAGTATCCGGATCATCAACCGGAGCAACGCTCTGCAATCATCAAGCGTCTCTAGCTGATGGAAGTTTTGGATTCAGCTTGCCAAGATCAATCATTACAAGCGTTGGATTCAATGAGGGTAATGCGATGATGCTGGACGTAGAAGTTAAAGCACTAGGAAACGGATCAAATTCACTTGTTGAAGTAAGTTGTTAATTTTCAAAGGGAGCGAAAATGAAAATAAAAATAGATGGATCAGAGATCACCGCAAGGGATATAAACTATAAACAAAAGCTAGAACTTCAAGGAGAGTTTGCAGATGTTTATTCGAATGGATCTGAAAATGTTAAACAGAAGGATTTTAATTCTCTTTTGGGAAGTACCGCAGAGATAGCCTTTCAAAATCCGAAAGAGTATTTAAAACAATTTGATTATGATTTTCAGTTGAAGATATTAACTGCGATTCTAATGAATTATATGGAACTCTCTGATGCATCAAAAAAAGAAAATGGGGATTGAGTTATTATGTATGGCATTGGGCATTTGATCGCTCAAGCCATAATCAGTTTACGCTCCCTTACGAAGCTCAATCCCCAATAACTAAAAAGAACAAATATTATAGTTCGGAGGATGATATTTGGAATGAGATTGAACAAATTGAAAAGTCAAATAATAAGTATAGTATCGGGCAACAATTGTTCTATCTTGTGCCGATATTCGCAAATCCTAACTACATTATTGATAACGAACATCTACAACTATTAAATGAATATCACTATATCACAGAGTATAATATTCCGCTTGCTCATAATCTTGATGAGGCAAATGCTTATAAATTATCAATGTTTAATATCATTAAGAACGAAATGAGTTTAGCTTTAAACCACAAGGCAAATAAAAAAGATGGCAACTCAAAAAGTTAATATAGAAGTAAGCACCAAAGGAGCTAAAAAATCCCAAGAAGAACTCAAAGGATTAAGAGGCACAATTACCAATTTGGGAAAAGCGGTTGGAGTTGCTTCTGCCGCTTATTTCGGTGCTAAAGGTTTAATAAATAGCTTTTCATCTGTAATTCATTTAGCTGGTATTCAAGAAGATGCAGAGAAAAAACTAGAGACCGCATTAGGGAAAACATCTCAAAGGTTATTAGAGCAAGCGAGTGCCTTACAAGAGGTTACAAGATTTGGAGATGAAGCAACAATACAACAACAGGCTTTTTTGGCTAGTATTGGATTTTCCGAAGAAAAAATAATGGATATTATTCCGGTTGCTATGGATTTGGCAGAAGCTACCGGGATGAGTCTAGAAAGTGCGGTTAGAAATACTGCTAAAACTTTTTCTGGTTTAGCCGGTGAATTAGGTGAGTTAGTTCCTCAATTAAGGGATTTAACCGCTGAAGAAATGAAGGCTGGAAATGCAGTAAAAGTGCTTGCTAATCTTTTTGAAGGACAAGCAACCGCACAAGCACAAACAATGTCGGGAGCTTTAGACCAAGCAAGAAATTCAGCTGGAGATTTAGCGGAAGCCATTGGAAATCAATTATCTCCATTGGTTAAAGTTATAGCTACGGATTTTTCATCTTTTACTCAACAATTAACAGATTATATAAATGAAGATACTATTTCTGATGAAGAGCAATTAAATAATTTATTGAGAGAAAGAAGATTACTGCACAACGAAGAAAAAGAAGCAATAGAAGAGGCAATTTATGTTTCTGATATTTTTAATACGGGATATATCGAAAGAAATCAAGTTTCAGAGGTTGCCTTAAATACAAGCAAAGAGGCTTTGGATGCTGAAATATCAAGATTTGATCATTTAATATTCAAACAACAAAAGCAACTCGATATTATTAGAACAAGTAAAAACGCAAATATTGAATTTGGTGCAGTAATTGAAAGAGTGAATGCGGCAAACATTGTATCATATAATAAGGTAATGGCGAAAAAGAATGCTATGATACAACAAGATATTAAAAGTGCTTTTTTAAGTGGTCAATCAGCAGAGGAAGCTATGAGAGCGGTTGTAAAGGCTGAAGCTATGGAGGCGGTTGCTGGATTTGTTTCTAGTGTTTTTAAAACTGTACCATTTCCGTTTAATATTGCGGCTGCGGCTGGTGCTGGTTTGATTGTAAGTTCAGCAATTGATAAAGGGATTGATAGTATTGCCAATAGGTTTGCAACCGGTGGAATCGTACCGGGTACGGGGAACACAGATTCAGTTCCAGCGATGCTTACACCGGGCGAAGTTATCCTTAATGAAGCTCAACAAAGGAATCTAACGGGCAAGATGGGAGGAATAACAATCAATGTATCCGCTCCTCTAGTAGATGAAACGATTATTGATACCATTATTCCAGCGATTGAAAAAGCTAAAAGATTGAACTTGGCTTAATGGCGATTACATTACCGGAAGATTTTTCAAAAACCTCACATAAAGAAAATTGGTTAGTTCAATTATATTATGGAGATGAAACTAATTTTACAGGAATTGCTTTTGCAGATACAGAAGTTGGCATTTCAGCTTGGGAGAACGCTTCTGAAAAATATGAGGAGATTGATGATCATTGGAATAATGTTGATATAGCAACAACTTCCGGAAGCAATTTTTATCACGGCGTAATAACAAGCACAAGCGGAGTTCGAGATTCTATTGATCTTGAAAAACAAACCGCTTCGACTTCTAATATGTCTTTTACGATAGCCAATTTTAAATTAAACGGAACAAACTTCTCTGAACAGATTTTGAATGGATCAAATAATTATATCAATCGTAAGGTTGATGTTTATTTTCAGCCGGATGATGTTGATTCTATTGGTAAGTGCGTAAGGATTTTTACAGGAAGGCTAACAGATTTTAATCATAATGAATCTACTATAAATCTAACTATAACGACTCGGAGACCATACGACAATCTAACTTATCCTAATGTTAGATCAGCAAACGGAAATTATTTTCCAATCGCCTTTGGGGATTATACCGCATCATCTAGTACATACGCTTCCCCGGATTATGCAGATAATTTATCAAAAGCGGTTCATCCTGTTCCGGTGGATCAAACGACAAAATATTTTTTCTTCTGCTTAAACCACGAAAACACCGGATCAACAGATTCAACCTTATATTATTATGATAATAGTTTAGATGCTTTTTTACCGGTTGAAGATTCAAATGATGCTGAAGCGTATAGCAACGGATTTGCATTAAAAACAAGAACTCATTTAAAAAGACATTTTAAATTCAAACCTTTTAATATTATATCTCGATTATTTGATAGCGATAATGTAATTGATGGAACAACAGATCAAGATTCAAGCGGTACATTCGGAACACTAGAACTCGGAGGATCTGATATTTCTAATTCTTCTGATTATAATATTCAAGTAAACAAAGATCAAACTTTTAATTTACGAGCATTTGATGATCTTCCGGCTTTGAGTTCTAGTTTTTCAAGCAACAATCACGGATTAACTTTTACATTTGTCTGGAGAATGACAAATTTCTACGCAACAAGTTCCGGTGATTTTTCTTTTAATAATTTAAAAGTTTTTGACATATCTGAAGGAACTTCAACCGAGTTAGATTTTTTTGAGGGTGCTGATACTCCAAATACAAATTCAGCAAGTGGAATTGATATAGGTGAGCAAGTTGGAACAAGCAACAGAGCAACGGATTATATTAATAATGGTGGTTATCCCGATGGGTTTAAAATGCGAGTCCAGAGAAATGCGGTTGCTGATAATAATGTAACTTTACCTCTTGGAACATCCTCAAAAAATGTTTTGAAATTTTACGATATGAGATTCACCGCAACAACTGCCATAGACACAAAAAATGATAAAACTGATGGTAATGCAAGGATCAACGAAATAAAACAATTATATAGCGGACACGATGGCTTTTCAAAGAGTTATACAGGTGGAAGTGGAATTGCATCAACCGGTTTAGAAGCTCATCGGGAAATAATTAAAAAAACTATGGGCATTGATGATTCGGATGAAAACATATATAATTGGAGTGATGTTTATGCTGATCGAGTTACGAGTGCTTGGAACATTAGATATTGGGAATTAGAACCGAGACCCGTAATAGATATTCTTGAACAAATCCAACAAGAATTTTGTTTTATATTTAAATTTAGGGTTCACGATAACTCTCTTGCATATTATCATATAAAAGATTCTTATTCTTCCGGGGATGTAACAACTACTCTATCAGCCGATGATATAGCAGATATAGAAATAAACAACACTTCTTTCGATAAGCTACTTACTAGCGTAGTTGTAAATTCTGAAAAGCATCCGGCTAAAAATGTTTATATGTCCACAGATACAGATTCTAATTCAGCCGCTCGGACAAAATATAACATCGCAACAAATGAAAATATAAAAGAGTTTAATCTAGATATGCTGGTGAATAAGGCAAATGTAAATCTTGATGACAATCCCAACGATGGATTCCAGAGTTATATGGGAAATCTTTTTCTTGATGTTAAGCTAGAGATAAGTTGCAAAATCGTAAACAATCAGAAAGGCTATCTATTAGAAACGGGTGATATAGTTCAATTTGATTCTTCAAATATGCCTGTAAAAGCCTTTGCCGATAATTGGAGTAAATATTTTATGGTTATCAAAACAAATAGAGGAGTTGGTTCAAACTCCATAGTAGCAAGGGAGGTAGGTTAATGTATTTTATGTACGATTCGGTAGGCTTTACCGAAGCAACGATAATTGATGGATCTTATAGCTCAAACACTTTTAGCAATGCTTCGAGTGATACTATTGATAATGAAGATCGAATCAACGATCAATCTATTAGCCTAGCGGTAACTTCTTATGTAGATACTGATGCAATAAGAATTGATTTTGGAAGTGCAGTCGCAGTTAGTTCAATCGCTCTTTATATGAATGCGGCTGAAACTGATGATATTTTCCTAGCAAGATCATCGGATGGAACAAACGGAACAACCATAGCAAGCCTAACATCCTCCTTTTCTGCTAATGCTTGGCAAGTAAATAATTTTACGGAAGCAACTTATAGATATTTTTTTCTTGGGCAAGGAGGTGGCTCGGCTACATTCACCGGATTAACAGAGGTTATTCTTGGAAAAAAATTATCTTTTGAAATGAATCCCGATGTAGGGATTGCAGAGCAAGAAATATTCGGAACAGAAATTCAAAGAAGTATCGGAGGAGTTGAGTTTGGAACTCAAACACATAATCCGATTTCAACCTTTTCATTAAATTTTAGTTCAATTAGCCAAACTTTTAAAAACAACCTTCAAACCTTTGAAAGTGCAGTTACCAATCGTAAAAAGTTTTTATGGTATGATGATTCAAATTTTAATTATGTTCGCCTTGATGCACCGATTGCATTTACTGAAGTAGCTTTTGAAAGGTATTCAGCATCATTATCATTGAGGGAACAACTTTCTTAAATCTGTCTATCGCTAGGCGGTAATTTTATTTATCGCCTTTTTTCCTTTGACAATTGAAATTTATTGTTTATACTCTTGTTGATGATAGTAGATTTAAATAATAAATTAAATACCGCCTCGGCTCTCCTCTTGGGATTCCGCATCTCAAACACACACTACTACTATCATCCAGCCGGGGCGGTGTTAAAAGGATAGTAGTAAAATGAAAATAAGTACTAAAATAAAAAACAAGGCTAATTGGAAAGTTTCAAAACAAAATTATATTTTTAAAGGTGAAAATAAAACTATGTTTCTTTTGTCTAATAATGATCATACAACAGATATTAGCATTCACCTAGAAGAGGATGGAACTGCACATATTGAATTAAGTTCTTTTTATAATGAATCTAAAAAGCATCCAAAGGTTTTTAAATCAATTAGAAAACACAAATCAATTAGTGGAGGCACCTTTAAGGTAAAAGAATCAAAAACGATATTCGATAAAACGGAGGTACGTTTAAAAAAGTTTGTTAGATAAAAAAAAGATCGAATCCATTAAGCCGCTTAAATGCGGCTTTTTGGGTATAAACATAAATTAAAATAAAGGATAGTAGTATAATGAAAAATAAATTTAATAAATCTTTTGAAAAAAAGTTAAGAGAGCATAAAGGAGAAACTTCAGATATTGAGATACAAGAAATAAAAAACGAAAGTGAGCAAGGTGAATGGAGACAAGTTTACGAGAAAGATGAAAATGGAGTTATAATTGGTGGAGCATACGAATATAAGTGGTTTCCTAAACCAATAGAAAAGCCTAATATGAGTTTTTGGATAACATCATCGGGTTATCATTTAAGAGGGATAACTAAAGTAAAATTATCGGAACACGGAAAAGTAAAAAAGTTTCGGGTTAATATTTCCTTACCCGATCTTAAAAAAGTTATTTCTGAACTAGAAGAAGGAGGTGAGTAAAATGCGATTTTATTCTATAAGTATTAGAGAAAAACATTCAGAAGAAGGTTTTGATTTATATTTTACATCAAAGAAAAAAGCTCAAAAAGAAATTTCTAAATATAAAAGAAGGGATAATTATCTAGTGATTGGAGGTATTGATTATAAAGATATAGAGCCTACAAAAAAAGGAATTTTAAAAGCATTAAACAATTTGTAAGGCGAGCTAATAATATAAGGAGATAAATAAATGATATTACCAATTATTGGAGTTCAACTAGGTTGGGAGTCCGAGCGTACTAAAAACCTAAAAGAAATAAAAAGCCAATTAACGGAGTTTTATTTTAATACTGAAGGTAACCTTGATACTTGCGAAAAAGATGCGATATTAGGCGAATTAGAGGCATTATCTAACAAGATTGAGCGTTTAATGGTTGATCTTGATAATATGATTGATGATTCAATTAAAAAAGATACTGAATCTGATAAACCTTGTCGGGTTTGTGATACCGATAAAACAAGAACTTGCGGTAGTTGTTTGAATGAAATGAATGAGGTTTTAAATGTTTAGTTATAAAGTATTGAAAAATGAACATAAATTAATACTTGAAAGTTTGGAAGTGTTTATTCGCATTTGTGCCGATGAGCAAAAGAAGTTAGAAGCTGAACAAATTTTAAAAGATTTAAGTAACCCAAAAAAGGAGGTTAAGGTTGGCATTAATTCAGAACCCGGAATCTGTGATTAGTATTCCTCACAATTTAAGATACCACGCTGAAATTCAAATCGAAACTGAAACATCTTTTGCTTTTACTCATTCGGCTGGTACTAACATTGATGAATTTATTGAGGATATAAATTTTACTTTGAAAGATTACAAAGATAGAGAGCCGAATATAGTAAGCGTTTGGGATCAGCAACTTGAAAAAGATATAACAGATCAATTTTTGCACGATTATAAAAAACTTATTAACGGGAATAATCCCACAAATTAGGAGCGTAAAAAATGCAAATCATAGAAATAATAATTGATTGGATTGATCGGTATGCACCGATTATTGTAGTGCCAATCTTTTTCTTTATAATTATAATTCACTTAATAAAAATACTATAGGAGAGCGTATGAATAGAGATAAACTAATAATATCAGTTGGTGATATTGTTGATGCAACTTTGTTATTTGATGAGCCAAAAACCGGAAGCAACCAAAACGGTGATTGGTTTATGTATGGGATGGAGGTTGAGGGTACTGAATATGTATTCTTTGCTACAACCTTACTATCTGCAAAACTGCAAAAATACGGAAAAGGTGATATTGTTACTATTGAGCATAAAAGCAAGAACGATGGAACAAGCGAATATTTCGTAACACCTAAATCTAAAAACGTAGGTACTAAATCTACCAATGCGAAAGAATCGCCGAATTGGGATAAAATCGCAGAAGGCAAGGTAAGGCACGGATTCGCAATAGAAGCCTTTAAAATGGGCAAGGAATTAACGGATAAGACTATTGCAGAGGTTGAGGATTGGGTTGATTATGTTATGAATGGCAGAAAGGGAGATGTTCCTTTCTAATGAAACAAACGATTCCCTTAAAAAGTTATTCATTGTAAAATATGACTAAATCGCAAAGGAATAAACTTCATTCGCTTTTGAGGGAATTTATATTACTCCGGGATAAATGTTGTTTAAGGTGCGGCAAGAGTTCAAATCTTCACGCATCTCATATTTATCCCCGGGGTAAACATCCAAGAATGCAATTTTTAACGGATAATGTTAAAGCTCTCTGTATTGGATGCCACTTGTATTGGTGGCATAAGCATCCCGTTCAAGCTAAAGAGTGGGCAGAGGAAGAATTGGGTATTGAACGATTAGAAAAATTAAAGACTATATCAAACACTATTAAATATGGTAATTATAATTTTCAAGAAATAAAAAAAGAATTAGAAACAAAAATAAAAGATTTAATAAATGAGAATGCTTGATTTATTTTCCGGAATTGGTGGATTTGCTTTATCGGCTTCTTGGGTTTGGAAAGATGATTTAGATATTGTTGGATTTTGTGAAATTGATAAATATTGTCAAAAAGTTTTAAAAAAAAATTTTCCGGGAGTTCCTATATATAAAGATATTACTAAACTAGATACCAAAAATTTTAAAGATATTGATCTTATTACGGGAGGTTTTCCTTGCCAAGATATATCAATAGCTGGAAAAGGAAAGGGTTTAATAGATGAAGAAACAGGAGAGCAAACAAGGTCGGGTTTATGGTCAGAAATGTACAGAATTATTAGCGATATACGACCAAGATATGCAGTTATTGAGAATGTGCCAATGCTCACTCTTCGGGGCGGAACAAGAGTTATTGAAGATCTTGCCGAAATCGGGTATGATTCAGAGTGGCAAATTGTGGGAGCAAACGAAGTTGGAGCTTGGCATAGAAGAAAAAGAATATGGATTGTTTCGTACCCCGGATGCGAATATGGAGAGAGGGAAAAGAAGTTATCAAAATATGAAATCAAGGATAGATCGAAAAATGCCACTCAATCTAAACGATCAATTAAATGCAATAGAAAAAGGACTCCTAGAAGAACCGAAAATGTTACAGAAAAAAAAATATTTAACTCCTGCCGCTACCGAAGGATTCAGAAGCAATTTCACTTTAAAACAGAACGGAAAGAAGAGGAATCATTCTTTAGGAAGCATTACAGAACAAGTCGCACAAGAAGAATTACAAAAAAACCCAAAAGCTACTGGAACGCTGAACCCAAACTGGGTAGAGTGGCTAATGGGATTCCCAATCGGGTGGACAGACTTAAAGGACTCGGAAACGCAATAGTTCCTCAAGTTGCTTATGAGATTTTTAAAAGGATTGCCTACTAAAATGCTAAATTATTTAATAAGGTTGGTGGAAGCGGCCAAGTAGGCAAATTTTATGAATAACGGATATATAAAACTACATAGACAAATCCGAGAAAATTGGATCTGGAACAATTCCGAAAAATTGAAGGCTTGGATTGATTTGCTTCTTATGGTAACATACAAAGAACGAATAAAGTTTATCAATGGGGAGGAAGTAAAATTATTACCGGGTGAGGTTGATGCTAGTATTAGATACCTAGCTAGGCGGTGGGATTGGTCAATTGGAAAAGTTCAAAGGTTTTTAAAAATGTTACAAAAATGTAAAATGATTGACATTAAAACGGATACAGGGCAAAACATTGTAAGTATCTGTAATTACACAACTTATCAGATTGAAGAAAATAAAAACGATACACCAACGAGTACACAAGCGATACACCAGCGATACAAAAACAATAAGTATAAGAAAGATAATAATATATATATAGATCAGTTTGAAGAATTTTGGAATGTTTATGATAAAAAAGTATCCAAGCCAAAGGCTTATAAATCTTTTATCCAATCCTTGAAAAAAACATCATTTGATAATTTAATGAACGGATTAAAAAAACAGAAACAAACTTGGAAGCACAAAGATAAAGCATATATTAAACATCCAACCACTTGGCTAAATCAAGAGTGTTGGGATGATGAAGTGATTGATATTAAACCGGAAGTTAAAAAGAGATCGTTTTTAAAAACTCCAACGGGATTATTTAAAGCGTGGTGTAGTAAGTGCGGAAAGAAATTACTCCCCAATGATTACCAGCTTAAACAATCAAGTGAATGTTGTAGTGTTGATTTAGTTCCGGATGATCCAAAGGTTGAAAATACTTCTGATATAGATGCTAGAATTGTAAATGAATTATTTAATGGAGGCGGTCAAATTGGATAAGTATAATAATCCTATAAATTGGATTAATAAACACTATGATAATCTTGGAAAAAAACAGGCTGGATATAAAAACTCAACCGCTCACGATGCTGATCGAAATATTTTTCATTGTCGTGAGTGCCGCCAATGTTGGCAATGGGATAAACTGCGAAATAATTATGCTGATAATAAAAAACTAAATAAAAAGCTATATTATTATTTTGAAGATTTCCCAAGCTATGGGAAGAAAAAAATTACTTGTCCAAAATGCGAAAGGAAATCAAAATGATCTGCAAACATTGTTCTTCCGGGCATCTTTCTAGAAAGGGATACCATTATCGAAAATCTGATGGGATGAAAATATCGGTTAGGTATAAATGCAAAACTTGCAATAGGCAATTTAATCATAATTTAATGGATGAATTAATTAACACCGGGGATTTACCTAAAATTCTTCTTTACGATATAGAAACTGCACCTATGGAAGTTTATGTTTGGGGATTATACAAACAATTTATCCCTCACGATAATATAATAAAAGATTGGTTTGTGATTAGCTGGTCGGCTAAATGGTTGTATGATGATAAGATTAAATATGGAATTGTAAATCCAACTGAAGCAGTTAATCGAGATGATTCTAGAATTTTAAAAAATATTTGGCAGTTATTAGATGAAGCTGATATTTGTATTGGACATAATATAGATCGCTTCGATGATCGTAAACTAAAAGCAAGATTTATATTAAATGATATTGAACCTCCAACTCCATACAGGACAATAGATACTTTAAAAGTTGCAAGAAGGAACTTCGCTTTTGTGAGTTATAAACAAGATTATTTAACAAAAAGATTCAATTTAAATGAAAAAATTGATGTTGGTAAGTATGGCGGCTTTGAACTTTGGAAGAAGTGCGTTGAAGGAGATCAAGAAGCTCTTGATTTAATGTTAAAATATAATAAGCAAGATGTTCGGGGTTTGGAAGATGTATATCTTAAATTGCGTCCTTTTATGAAGAATCATCCAAATATCGGGATTTTAATGGATGCAAGCGTTTGCACAAATTGCGGATCAGATCACCTTGAGGAAACAGATAAATTTTATTTTACAACCGCAAACAGATTTAGAATAATCCGTTGTATGAACTGCAAAACTCCACATATCCGGCAAAAGAAAAATTCAAATTCGGAAACTTCTGATTATAGGAGTATTCCATAAATGCCTCGTTTTTTCATAAATTACAGGTATGATAGGAAATATCTGTAACAAGTGGAATTTGGTTGGCTACCAATCGAGGCAAATTTTAAAAAAAGGAGAGATAAATGAAAGAATCTATAACTTGGCTTACTTGGGAATTTTTCACAGGTTTGGAAAGTAATGGCTGGTTCATAGCGGTAACAATTAACGCAATTGGATTGATTATATTTATGATCAGCTTGGTAAAGATAAGAAAGAAATTAGATCATATTTGTAAGTGCGTGTCATCAGATGAATAAACAAATTATAAGAATGATTGAAAAGCGTTTGGAGTTAGGTCAAAAAAAATATGGCTCTGATATTAATCCAGATGATGGTAGAGATTGGATAAAGGAATCAATAGAAGAATTATTGGATTGCATAGTTTATTTAACAACCGAATTAATTAAATTAAGTAAAAAGAGGTAATTATGAAGCCACATATCAAACCCTGTCCAATGTGCGGAGATCAAAAAAACAAACTTGAGAAGATGCAAAAAGAACGAGAACAAAAAGAAAGAGAACTAAAATCTTTTTTAATAGGGAGAAGATCAGTAGATAAATTCAGCAGAAGAGAAAATGAGATATTTGATTCTCACTTTGATTTAGGATTGAGCTTCAAGGAAATAGCAAGGAACGAGGGCATTGATTATCATAGCGTTGTTAAATACTATGACCGGGCGATAGATAAGTTGTTTGTTATGGATTTTGAAATTTGATAGGATTGTGATAAGCAGATCAAATATCGTACACGATTTGGCTAGTGCCTTTGTTGTATCGTTCATAAATAAAAAAGCACAAACATCATTCAATCTTACAAAAGATATATTTTGCGATTATGATGCGGAAGAAGATCGTTATATTGCAGAGATTAAGATAAGAAATACATATTACGAAACTTGTCTTTTAGAATATGAGAAGTACGAAAAAAACATTCAAAACGCTATAAATAGCAAAAAACAATTTCTCTATATTGTAGTAATGTCCGATACATTCTATATATTTAACCTAACAAAATTAGCTATCAAAAAATATAATTTCAGATGGCAAAAAAAGAACCTCCCAAAAAATACGCATTTCGGAGGAGAAGAGAATCAAAAGAATAAACTAATTGGATATATACATACCTCCATTTCTAAAAAATACAAATGGATTAATTTTTAACTATATTTAATTTTGAAATATTGGTATCTCACAAGAGACGGAGACGAATATTGTTATGATTTATTTAAAAAACATTATTCTTATAATAGTAATAAAAAAAACAGATCACAAAAACTCTTCTGCGGGCCGGGTGAAAAAATCGTTCTTCGCACTTGGGAAGGTGATGCTTTCTTTGTTTGGAGAAAGCATTTAAGTTTTTCCGGAGAAACCGGAATTTATTGTTCTGTATTTAGAAATGAATCCCAAATTAAAAGCTCAATCCTTATTAAACAAGCGGATGAAATTGCTTTTAAAGTATGGTCTGATAAAAGGCACTATACCTATGTCAATGCAAAAAAAATCAAATCAAATAACGCTGGATATTGTTTTAAAAGAGCCGGCTGGAAACAATGCGGAGTAACAAAAAAACAAAAGTTAATAATATTAGAAAAATTTAAATAACTCCCCATTAATATACTATTCCAACCCTAAATCCCTTGTTTTTGGGTTTAAGTAGTATCCTATTTTATTCTATTATATTCTATTATGCACATTTCCGGCACCGGAAACTCTTTTAAAAAAAAATTTGTCTACAAGCAAATCCAACAATAACAACACTTACAAGCAAATCTAAATAAAATTTGTCTAAATAATTATGTAATAGTAGAGGAGCATACCGATCCTCACTCGCATAAAATCAGTTTTTACGGAAGGGCGATAGACAGAAAATCGGTATATGATGTCCGGGCATCTATGAAAAAAGAAAAAGAAGGCATAACCTTAAATGTTGAACTCGTTGGATTTAAAAATCTTAAAATTAATCAATGTTGGAGGCTAGAGTTCGATGTTCCTAATTCTGAAAAAGACTTGAATAAGTTAATGGATAAGTTAAACAAACCTTTGATGATGGCATTGGTTGATAATGAGTAGTAAATCAAAATCGGTGGAAAATCGGAGATCAAATGGAAAATTTAAAAAAGGTTATAGCGGCAATCCAGCAACTCAATTCAAGCCGGGTAACAATGCCAACCCAAACGGAAGAAGAGGAGCGTTAGCCGATATAATAAATAAAGTTTGGGATGAACAGGACGAAAGTGGTTTATCTAAAAAGGAAAAGATGGTTAGAAGAGTTTTATCTATGGCGATGAATGGATCAATGTCAGCAGTAACGTATTTATCTGATAGAACAGAAGGCAAAGCAAAAGAAACAAGAGAGGTATCTCATAAAACTGAACCAATTAAAATATTAACGATTGATTAATGACCGCATCCGTTAGAAAAAGATTAACATCACTAGCCAATAAAAACAAATTGCTTCCTTCAACATTATTTAAGGTTTACAATCGAGGTTTAGGTGCGGCAGTAGCTTCCGGAACTAGACCGGGGCAAACTCCAACGAGCTGGGCAAATGCTAGAGTTAATTCATTTATTAAGATCGCCAAAGGTCGTAAAGCTATTAAACACGATCCGGATTTAGCAAGGAAGGAACGTAAAAGAAGATGAAAATCCGTAAGGTTGCAAAAGACAAAAGATTTAAAAGCGTACCGAAAAAGTATTTATCGGGAGCAAAAGGGAGCGAAAGAAGTAAAAGGGGAAAAGACATCGCACGGATGCAAAGGCTTTACAAAGCTGGGAAGAAAGTACCCAAAGCATTAATGAAGAGAGTTTTTGGTTAATTGGTCAGTAGATACGAAAAGGAAAGAGATAATCAATCATCCGGCAAAGCGGAAGGTTTTGGTTGCCGGGAGAAGGTTTGGCAAGTCTCACCTTTCTTTGATTTGGTTGCTATCGAAAGAGGTTCAAGCCGGAGAGAGGAGATGGATCATTACACCAACTTACAGGCAAGGCAAATCAACAACTTGGAAGATTATGCGGCAAATGTTTAGAGATTATAATTGTCAAATAAATGAATCGGAGTTATTAATCAAACTTCCCAACGATGCCGAGATCGCTATTAAAGGAGCGGAGCAAGAAAACAACTTGAGAGGAGCTGGCATTGAGATGGTTGTGCTTGAAGAATATAGTTATATCAAGCCAAGAGTTTGGGAGGAGATAATCTATCCTATGCTAACAACTACGGACGGGGAAGCCTTGTTTATTGGTACTCCTAACGGATACGATCATCTTTATGATGCTTACCTCAAAGGACAATCCAACGATCCGGATTGGAAGAGTTGGCAATATACGACTTTAGATGGTGGTTATGTACCGAGCGAAGAGATTAAAAAAGCTAGATCAATGATGGATGAAAGAGCTTTTAAAACTGAATTTCTAGCATCGTTTGAGACTACCGGGAATCGAGCGGCTTATAACTTCGATAGAAATATTCATATTAAAAAAGCAAATCAATTATCAAACAATTTATTTTGGGGAATGGATTTCAATGTTGATTATATGAGTGCGGTACTTGGTTGTGAGTTTAGCGATGGAACGATTCACTACTTTGATGAGATAAGGCAAACCAATAGCAATACGGAAGAGATGGCGAAGGCGATGAATAAGATCGCTCCAATGATCCCGGTTTATCCGGATGCTTCGGGATCAGCTAGATCAACTACAAGCAACCGATCTGATCATCAAATCTTAAGAGATTTTAAATTTCAAGTTGTAGCAAGAAAAACAAATCCTCCGGTAATAGACCGGCTAAACGCTTTGAACAGGATGTTAAAGGATGCTAATGGTAAAGTTAGAATGACGATAGATCCTAAATGCACTTACTTGATAAAAGATTTAGAACAAGTGCAACGCTCAAGAGATGGAAAGATTGATAAAAGCGATATAACACTTACTCATTCTTTTGATGCTTGTTCTTATTATATCGCATATAAGCATCCGATTGTTTCACGAAAACCGATAAGTATAGAGTTGTAAATGGAATTTCACGATAAAATAACGATCCCAAACTTGGGAAGAATGGCGGTAATAGATTCAGTTCGTAAAGCTGAAGATATGGTATTAGAGGATGAATATGCAAAGAAACAAGTTGCTCTTGATTTCTATTATAATCGAAACATTGATTCTCATATAGAACCATACTTCCCCGGGCATACTCTTTCTCAAATCCCCGTAACATTCTTACGAGTACTGCCGAAGTTTGCTAGAGCAAGAATGATGCTCTACAAAGCACCGCCTCGAAGATTTATTCAAGGCGAACTAGCGGAGGAATATCTAGAATATACCTATCATCTTGATTCAACTTTACGAACCGCCTCGGAGCTTGCTTGGGCTCTTGGAATGATCCACGTTAGAAGCAAGTGGAACTCTAGAAAAAATCGAATCGAATATGATATTCTCCCAAACGTAAAAGAATATTATTACGAGGGTGAAACGATCCCGTTTGGTTATAGCTATGAGATTGGTAAGGATGCAAGCGGCAATCGGCAATTCTATTTCTTTAGTGAAGAAAGAGATGGAGAGCCGGGTTTGCATTTCTTGTTTACATCCGATGAAAAAATTAAGGCGATTGAAGGCAATCCGGAGATGATAAACATCTATGGTATCAATCCAATATCTCGAATCTGTTTTCCTTACAACGCTTCTGATGTAGTTAGATGTGCAGTAAATGCTTCTATTGGATTCACGGAGATAATGTTAGCGATTAGATACCAAACCGGATCGCCTGTAATGACCGGGATAGATACGGAGATTCCGAATATTAAGTTTGGAATAGATCGTCTGATTTCCTTGCCGGAAGGATCAAACCTCTCCTATATATCTCCCGACTCAAATATACCGGCTATGATTAGTGGTATAAAAGAATATCTCACGATTACCGCTCAAAATCATTCTTTGAGTATCAACTTCGCTCAAGGAACTACACCGCCTTCCGGCATCGCCTTAAAGATTATGAACCTTGAGAATGAGGAATCGAGGGAATCAGATATTCCTCTATTCAAAGAGTTTGAACAAATGCGGTACGAAGTAGATAAAAGATTGATTGAAGTTCATACCGGTAGAGTTTTCGATGATAGTTATGCGGTTGATTTTGAAGAATCAAAAGTTCCTTTGGAGTGGTCAAAGGAAAAAGACAAACTTCAATTTATGCTAGATAATGGTATTATGAGCAAACGAGAACTATTTAGGCATTTTAATAGCGACATAACTGAAGAAGAACTCGATATGAAACTTGGAGAGATTCAAGAGGAGATTATGATTGAACAAGTTGAAGAGCAACCACAACAACCAGCAAGCGTATTGGATCAGTTACTTGGCTAGCTTTGTAGATAAATATTATGACGATCTTGCAACAATTAAAACCGAGATGGTTGAGAAGGTGAATCAATTGTTACCTAGATTAGAATCATTAACGGAATCGGAATATATAGAGCTATCAAGGGCATTAGATTTCTTTGAAGAAAGTAAGCGATTGGGATACGATAAGATCGCAAAAGAATTTGAAACTTCTTTCAATAAAGAGATGGCGAGCATCATAACAAGAGCCGGGGAGTTTGGTGTTGATATAGGTGGATTAAATCTTGAATCCTTGCAGTTACTAATGGATTTAGAAATCGAATCTCTTGTTAATGAAAACAGAGTTCTATCCAACAAATTAAAAAAAGAAGTATTCAGAGGATTAGTATCCGGTGAATCTGTTAGTTCAATATCTGAAAGATTGATCAATGAGTTTAGCGGCACAAATCAAATCGCTCAATCAAGAGTAGCCACAAACGATACGATTAGCAGATTATTTAGAAGCACAACTCAAAAAGCGTTTGAAGGTGATGAAGAGCAAAGGTTTCAGTATGTTGGTGCTGATGATAACAAAGTTCGAGAAGAATGCCGGGCGGTATTAGATAACCCTAAAAATTCAGAAGGTTTTACATTTGATGAGATTAACGATCTCCCGGTTACATTTACTGAAGGCGGTTCTTATAATTGTAGGCACGAATTTGTACCGGTATGAAGTTGGATAGAGCATTGAGGTTTACTTCTAAAGATTGGGATAAAATAGGTCAATTTATCCGAGGAGCAATTAAAAAAGATGCTTTGAATGGTATAATGCAAGATGATAAAAAACCAAAATTGAGATCAAGAACCTATAAGAAATATAAGAAGAATGATATGCGAAAGTTCGGAAGAGGTGATGATAAGATTGGGAAAGGCAATAGATTAAAACAATTTGTAGGAAGATCATTAAATAATGATACTTCAAAAGTTAATCTTCATCTAACCGGGGATATGATGAAGAAGATACAAGTTAAAAGCACAAGTGATAAAACAACTATCATATTTCTAGAAGGCGAGAAAGTATTAGGTAATAAAAAGAACGGGTATAATGTTCATAATGTTCGTAATGAAAACCGCAAAAAAGCATTGAATTTTCTTGCAAATACAATTCAAAAGAATTTAGACAAAGAAACAAGCAAGCCAATCAATTTAAAATTAGGGAAGCGATAAGATTTTTATAACTCAATCAAGAGGTTAAAATGGAAAAAGAAACTCAAGTTCAAGAGGTAAAAGAAGAACAAACTCCCGAGCAAGAGGTAAAAGAAGCTCCCGTGAATGATGTTCCTTATAATCGTTTTAAGGAAGTTGTTGCCGAAAAAAATACGATAAAAGCCGAATTTGATGCCTTGAAGAATCAAGTATCAAAAGATGCTGAAAATCAGAAGCTAAAAGAGATGGAAAACAAAGGCGAATACGAATCCGCTTTAAATCTAGTAAGAGAGGAATCAAATAAAAAAGATCATATGATTACCGATTTGAAATCTAGATTAGAAGTTTATGATGCTCAATACTCACAAGAAAGAGATATGCTTCTAGACAAGCTAAACGATGAAGATAAGGCTTTATATGGCTCACTCGATAATAATGCGTTGAGAGTCCATTTAGAGCGTAGTAATAAACAATCAGTTCCTTCGGTAGGGAATGATCAGCCGGCTGAAACTCAAGGTTATAAGAACTTGGTTGATGCGGCAAGAGACTATCAGAAAGGTAAAATAGATGAATCAATCTACAAACGAATTAAATCCGCATTCCGGGCGAACCAAGCCTAGAAAAGCAAATTCAATTCCGGATTTCGTTGATCCAACTAGCGGAAGAGTTACCACTCAAAACACTAGGGAGGGAGAAATGAAATATCAATTAGATGGGAAGGATGTTAGCTTTGAGGATGGATTTAGTCTTTCGGTTGGTGCGGATAAAACACCTTCAAAAGTAAGATCATCATTTACTCATATCTCTACTGAAAAATGGAACAAAATTTTTAAGAAATAGGAGTTCAATATGGCGGCTGGAGATACCGGCAACTTTGCCGGATCACTACAAGAAGTTCTCGCTGATGCGATGGTTCACTTCTCAAAAGCGAATGTTTGTCTACCTCTTGTGATGCAAGAATCAAGAGATAAGGCTGATACAATAACATTCCCGGTTTATAACTTGGGATCAAATCAAGTAACGAGTGCAGATGTTGCATCTCATTCTGAACACGATTCTACTGCAATAAGTGCAACACAACTCGATAGTGAAAAGAAAACTATCACTTTAGATATGTATTCTATTCGAGTTCCTGTTCACGATGAGGCAATCCTTTCAAATGCAAACGATGTAACAGGAATTGCTGGTGAATTAGTTGGTAATGCAATTGCGGCAAAGGTTGATGCTTTGATCGTTGCTAATTTTGGCAACTTCTCAAACACTTCAAACGATACATCTAACGGGATAAGCGTTGATGATTTGTTTGCGGCTTTGGGTACACTTCAAGCAGAAGCCGCACCAGCTCCGTATAGTATGGTAGAGATGCCGTCAGCATAAGCGATTATGATGATTATTATTGGAGTATTAAGCGGGAATCCTAAATGTGAAAACACAAGGCAACCCGAACCGAAGGCTATGCGAAGCATAGTCAGGGGCAGAGCATAGATAGTGAAAAGATATAATCTATCCAAGAGACTCCAACATCTTAATAAAGATGAAAAGATATGCCGATACCCATTTGAAAAGATGGGATGTAGGATAAAAAGCCTACTACAACAAATGACATAACCCTAGAGCGATCTATGGAACATACGGACTATCAAACGATCTTGTTACTTCTAACCAATTCGGTGGATCACCTTCATCGCAAGATGATATGTTGAAAACCGGGTTCATTGGTGCATTAGCCGGGATGGATATTTATTCATCACCGGAGATTGCTATTGCTTCAAACAATGCAATCGGTGCAGTATTCTCAAAGATGGCTAT